GTTCAAATGTTGATGCAATTGTCGATTGGGACGGCACTCCATCTTTTTATAATGATTCTGATATGGTTTCAAAAAATGATACAACATGGTTTTTCAGCAATGCAGACCAGTCAGGAGACGGTTTAACTACCGAATCAGAACAGATGGACATTCTAGCAGCAAGACCTTCTAGCGGGCAATTCCGTGTGCATAAACTCAACAAAATTATGCAAGTAATCAAAACACCACCAAACCTAATGGTCGTCCCTCCACAAGTCCAAAATAAACAACTTGCACAATTAGAAATAAACTATTTCATGTCACTTCCTCGCAATGGAAAAATAACTCTTCTCCTTGATGAACCAGAAAAAGCACTTGCCCTACCAAAACAAGTCGAACTATTTGAAACCATTCAAAGATTGTCCGAATGGTTTCAAGTCATAATGGTAACACATTCACCTTTTATTTTATCATTTAAAAACGTTAATATTATTGATACAGTGCCGGGATTTTCAAAGGTGTGCAGAGATTTAATACGTAAGCAATTCAAGACCAGTAAATAAGGTTATGAAGAATGAACAGTTCCTTGGAAATACATTGGCTGAAATGATTTCACATGGCGTAACCGTTCAATTCAATAAACGTATATATAATTCAAAACACGCATATAATTTCTTCGATGATGAACCGAAACCCAAATTATATATCAACTATTTCAATGAAGAATTAATTGATTGGTTTTCCGTTTATGTGCATGAATATTGTCATTTTTTGCAATGGAAAAACGAAGCAAAAAAATGGGAAGCTTTTAATAAACACATTGGAAATGTCAATTTATTTCTTGATGGTCACAATAAATGGGTCAGCAAAGAATCTATCAAGAAAGTTCAAGAATTGGAATTGGATTGCGATAAAAAAGCACTTAGACAGATAAAAAAATATAAATTAAAGGTTGATGTTCCCGAATATATTCAGGTGAGCAATTTATACATTTATTGTCATAGATTCTTTCCAAAGTATAAGAAATTTTTTATACCATTTGAGGATAATATATTAGCATTGATGCCAAAAAGTCATTTTACTAAAAAAACAATGCACAAAAAGATTAAAGGTGTGGAAAATCTTTACCGAGAAGCATTTGAGAAGGAATATACGACTAATTAATCGAATAGATTTCTAATCCATGTGGTATAAGGAAGGTCTTCTTTGTTTTTGTCGGCACGTTCCTTTGCACGTTTGATTTCGGCATCAGTGAATAGTAGATGAAATTCTTCATTGTTATCATCTGCTTGAACTCTGATATAGCTATATTTTGAATTAGCCGCCCAATGTTTATTGGTATTTCGACATTTTGAAGATCACCGATTCGTTTTGCTTTTTTAGTATTAGCCATATCATTATTTAGCACAAACATGAAAAAGATCAATCAAATAACTGTTTTACCCAATTACTAAACGGATAGAATGAACCTTTTATATTATCACCGCGTTTTTTTGCTCGTCGGATTTCTTCATCTGTGAATAGTAAATATAATTCTCTTGATGTTACATCTTGCACACGAATAAAATTGTGATGACGTATTTGTTCAGCCCAATGACTATCCACTTTCCCTTCAATGTTTAATCCTTCGGACTTCATACTATTTTTTTAGTTAGTGTTGAAAACATTTCTTTTAAATTGTGTTTGCTGAGAAATTTCTGCAATTTCTGCAAATCAGGATATTGTTCATTATTCAATAATACCAATTGATCAACTACATCACCATCCAATTCTTCATTGTCATTTATCACCGTATTGGAAGAAACTGTTATCAATCTATTTGTGTGTTGTTGAATTGATGAACATACACGTCCAATAAAGGCATTCAGTTTATCATATGGGTAGTAAATTGCCAATTCGTAGTTTTCCTTGACTTTTCCATTGAAATGGAGAATAACCGATTTGTCTTGAAGCAAATCGTTGAGTTTATGAATAAACACATAGAGAAAAACCTTTTTGACGGTTTTATCAAATTTATGGGTGATTAGATCATAATCGTAGTACATATTTGATAATTCCACTTCGAATGAAGAGAGAAAGTCATCAATGGATACGAAACGATAAGGCATGTTTTAAGATAGTCATAAAACATTATTATGTCAATCGATTTTCGTATTCGAGATTGAATAATCCTTTGTTATTGAGCAGTGATAGCATGGTTTGTTTCCATTTTTTATTTCTACCGGGTATGTCATTCCATGTAGTATAAATTGGTTTTGAATGAGTGATAAACTGTTTGAATGCTGTATTAGGTATCTCTGATAATGAGGAAGCCATTATCAATCTGCTATTTCTTGTACATGATAATGTAGGAATTGTAGCTTTTAATAATTCATCAATGTTCTTTTGCCTGTTCATGTGATCTATTTCATCAAAGAAAACGGTATTAATAGCTAAACCACAACACGCATCCACTGTTGGAATATATACCAATATTCTTTTTCCTGATGATAATGTAATATTTTCGCGAGTAAAAGACTTGATACGACCATCGTATTGTTCTCTAAGTTTTTGCATTATATGCCGTTGCATAACACCATTGGACACAAAAATCATCTGTGGCCTAGCGTAATTCAAAACATCTGTTTTATAACATGCTTGAATTAGACCTAATGTGGTTTTACCAGACTGCCTACACCCCACCCATGTTTTTAAACATCCCGGTGTCATCCAATCGGTCAAAACTCTCTTCTGATACGGATACAACTTAATCAATCCGCGACCCGTATTCAAGTTTGTGATATAGAAATTTTTTTCCGCCCATTCAACAATTGGATGATAAATTTCTTTGGGTTCTTCGGCTTTTACCGAAATATTAGAAATAAAAGGCAACGAAAACAATGTTTTAAATAATGATCTTCTTAACATGTGGTTATTTAGTAGGTAAAAATATATCTTCTGTTATTTTTTTATATTTCTCACGTAGAACCAATGGGCATTTGCCTATGCGAAAATGAATAATGCCGTTCAGTGCCTCGTCATCAAACAAAACACCATGTTTGAGTTGTTCAAGGGTTTCCATATAACTCATTGTCCATTTTGTTTCACATAGATGAAGAATAGTTCTTCTGAAATTATCTGGACCATATTTGGCAAGCATTTCTTTAAGATCATTGGAACTACCATAATACTTCTTCCAATCTGATTCCTTTTCAACACGTCTATTTTTCTTTTTACCTTTTAGGGGTTTAAGTTTTATGTTTGACCAAAAGATTTTCTTACCAATATAATAGCGTTTTTCGCCGGGAAGTGCATTTAATCGTTCAATACGATAAACAAATCCCATATAATCTTCAATACTTTCCGGCGTGTTTTCCCAATCCATATTTCTTACTTATGGCGTTTTTTCTTAAATTTCTTTCTTTTTATCATTGGTCCTAATATTTTAGGTGTGCGAGCATCATCTGTAGGATATGGGCCATCAGCACCAACCACATCAGCAACACCCATGTTCTCTTTAATGAAATTGTCAAATTTTTTTGTCATAAACATATTTATGTGTTGCATTTATAAAAACTGTATGTTATTCTAATATACAAAATGGAAAATCCACTTGAACTAATTGAAAAATATGCAAAGGAGATAGAATTAGACACCCAAATTGATATTACAAATATCATGGAAAAACAACTGTCAGCCCCAAATATTAAACATAAATGGCTGTATCGCATGACACAATCCAAACGTCAACTCTTCAAACTCTTTGAACTTAAAGAAGATATGTTGTCAAAAGAACTAAACAGCAATGTACTCAACTTACCAAAAGCATCTATCTCTCGCAAATTAGACAACAGTGCCGATATGATGAAACTTAATAGACTTATACGTGAGCAAGAACTATTAATTGAATATTTAGATAATAACGTGAACAAGGTTTTTAGTCAAATGGGATTTGATTTTAGAAATATTGTTGAGTTGATGAAGATGGAACAGTTATAATATGTCATATATACCTTCTCCACCGCGAGTAAAAATTCCGGCATTGAGCGGTGTTATAAGTTATTACGATACCGGCTTCAATAATAAAAAAACATATATAAATTGTGATTATTGTGCAAGTGTGAACTATTTTAAGGGAGATAACATGAATTGTCGCCAATGTGCTGCGCCACTTGATTTGAAGAAAACATATGTATTGTGATACAAATCAAATTTCGAATTTATAGCCACTTAGACAAGAATTTAGTGTTCTTCACGCTGGAAGAGGGTTATCCACAGGGTATTGCCTACGGTGTATCCCCTCCCGAACAATATATAGGCACAGATGCCTATGGAACCGATATTTATGAATACGATATAGTTGAAACTAATCATAATAAATTGTATGTGGACGAAACCGCCGAAAAGCCAATTCGCCTAATATGTTACAATTCAAACATTGGTGGATATACTATTCTTGATAGATCAAACCAAATTTATCATTCAGAACCATTACCATATGGTTTTCAGCACTCTTTCAAAGTTATAGGAAATATACATCAACATGAGGCATTGTTACCAACATATGTGCCTGATCGTCCGCATGAATACTAAATTTTGGAAAAAATAAAAATCGATTTTAAAAACAAAAGTGGACAATTGACATGTTCACCAAGTATATTCAAACTGATTAGGGAAAAATTCTCTATTCAGAATCCCGTATATATTCAACGACGTTTTCAACCGAAAAAATACGTCATAACACCATCCGGTGCATTCCAAATAGGTCTATGGGAAGAAATAAACAAATATCTCTCAACCCTAAACATACCCATGTCAATTGAATTGACTCCCGAATTCAAAGCATTGCTGAACCCTAAAATAAATGCCACCATTCAACCCATTGACGGTTTCACCTATTACGATTATCAAGAAATAACAATCAACGAATTCCTCAAACACGGTAGAGGTATCGGCATCCTTGCCACAAGTGCAGGTAAATCACTAATATTAGCAGGATTGTGTAAAACACTTGTTCATGCAAAAAATACTGCCAAAATTCTCATCGTTGTCCCAAATACGCTTCTTTTAAACCAACTCTATAATTCTTTTATAGATGAATTTAATTTGCCTATTATTTCAAGATGGGGCGATTCAAACTTACCAGATTTGACTAAAAATGTCATTGTTGCAAACACACAAATATTATTATCTGATATAAAAGACACGCTTACTAAATTTCAAAAATATGATTATGTTATTGTTGATGAAGTTCATAAATTGGGCGAAAAAAGCAACAAAATCAACAAAGTTATTCAGAATATACTAACTCCTTGTAAATTTGGTGTCACCGGAACCCTACCAGATAATTTGATGGCAGCATGGAACATTGTAGGAAAAATTGGTCCAATTCTATATGAGAAAAATTCATATTCTATTCGCCAACAAGGAACTGCTGCTGAAATCGAAGTAAGAACCATTAATTGTATTCATACCAAATCACCAGCACCAGTTGATCCACAAGACTTTAGGCCCACTGCAAAATATGAAAAAGAGTTAGAATTCATCATCAATAGTCCTGAACGAAATAATATTATTAAACAGTTAGCAGAAAAACTAACCAATAATACATTGATATTGATTGATAGGATTGAACATGGAAATATTCTGATGGGGCTTTTAGCGAATATTGGAAAGAAATTGTATTTTGTGCAAGGGTCAACAGAGACAGAAGCACGAAAAGAAATCACCGATTTGATGGAGACAGAGAACAATATCGTATGTATTGCAATGGGTCAAATATTTTCAACGGGATTGAGTGTAAAAAACCTCCATTATCTTATCTTCGTAGCATTGGGTAAATCCAATGTAAAAGTTTTGCAAAGCATTGGACGTTCAATGCGAACACATAAAGATAAAGACAAATCTGTTATTTTCGATCTTGCTGATAATTTATACTATTCAGCAAGTCACAGCAAACTAAGAAATAAAATGTATAAAACGGAAAAAATTCCACATTCAATTAAACAAATAAAATTATGATAGAAACTGAAATAGACGACATTGAAGACCTAATAGTAGAAGATGACATTGAAGATGTGTTTCTTGAACTCAAACCTAAGCGTAAAAAACGTGAAAAGAAACCCGCACAAGAATATGTAAATAAAAACGAAATGTGGGAAGAAATTCGCCACTATTACGAGTTACTTGGCGATGGATACGACAACATATTACAAGTTGTAAAAAATAAAAAAGATCATGCTGTAAACATAACGGATAGATTGTCAACTATGATTGATGATATTGCAACAAAATTGGGTTATCGACCTAACTTTATATCTTATTCATATTTGAGTGAAATGCGAGGGGATGCCAAGGTAAAAATGATCAAATGTATTCGTGATGGTATATTTAAGTGCTGGTCCAGAGATGTTGAGATTGTAGAAAAAATCGACACGGACAAAGGCGTGAAAATGTATTTTCATTGTGAAAAACATTGGAAAAAACACGAAAAACTTAAAGAAAGAATTATGGAGATAGACGATATTGTGTATGAGAAAGATGGAAAAGAGTTTGTGACATTTAAGAACAATGCCTTTGGATATTTTTCTGGTATTGCAACCAATTCATTCTTGAACAGAATCAAAAAGGAAAAACAAATAGAAGAAACCAAGAGAACTTATCAAGAAATGTATTGGGAGAATATCATGGCAACTGAACAATTCAAATTTGTGCGCAAACCAAAAATTATTGAACACGATGAAAATGAAGGATTTTACGAAGGAGAATAATTATGAATAAAGAAAGACCATTACACATATTATATGAACAGTTAGAATCATTTCTACCAAAAATAGAAGAAAAATATATTGGTGAGTATGAACTAACTGCGGAACAAGCCAATACTATAAAACAAACCTTTGTGGATTGTTATGGACTTTCACCCGATTCGATTCGCATAAAAAAAGGAAAAGGAAAAACAGTTGATGTATTTTTAAATGTTCCAAGAGAAGTTAAACGGTTGGAGTTTATGTTTAATATAATACCGCAGAAATGGGCCGATAAAATCTCAACAGAAAATTTGATAGTGTCAAAAGAACCACATGATAAATAAACACTTACTAATTGGCGACCTACACATAGGCAATAACAAAAACAATCCGCTGTTTCACAAAATATCATTGGACTATGCGCGATGGATCAAAACCATATGCGAAGAAAAAGGTATCAAAAACATCATTCAAATGGGTGATGTTTTTCATGATAGAGCATCAGTCAATTTGTTGTCATTACAATGTGCATACGAGTTCTTTGATATTTTAACGGATTTCGGAATTGAAATAATTTCAGGAAATCACGACTGCTTTTTTCTGGATAATAGTTCTGTAACATCATTATCATTGTTGAAGCATTGGCCAAACATTACTGTATATGACAAACCTACTGTAACTGAATGGTTTGTTTTCCTTCCTTGGGGAATCACTCTCAAAGATATGCCATGCGGAAAAATAGGCATTGGACACCTTGAAGTAGCTGGTTATGAAATGTCAAAAAATAAGATATGTGAAAACGGAATGAAAGGTGTTGATATAATGGAAAACTTCGAAATTCTCTTGTCCGGTCACTTTCACAAACCACAAGAAAGAAAATATAGTAAAAAACGATTCATCTATACCGGTTCAGCATTTCAACTAAATTGGGGCGAATCAGGTGATAAAAAATACATCTATATTATTGATCCAAAAACATTGGAAATTGAAAAAATAGAAAACACGGTAAGCCCAAAATTTGAATACATTTATTCAGAAGCGGATTATGGAAAAATAGCCAATAATTTTGTTGCCATTAATATACCAGACAAGTCCATTGCTGATGTGGTGTTGGCACAGATAAATGCATTGAATCCACTTGACATAAAAACACAATATACAGAGTTGGATATAACGGAAACAGAAACGTATAATAGTGGCATTGCCGAATTCAAAATCGTTAATATTCCAGAAATTATTGATGAATTTGTGGGGTCAATGATAAATTTAACTATTGAACAACAAAAAGAAGTTGCCAATGATATAAAAAGATTGTATAGTGATTTGTCATAAATTAAATATAAAAATGAGTGAAATAAATCGATTTTCTGAACAGACCATATTAGGGATAGTGACATGTAATCGTGAAGAAATGCTTCATAAACTTGTTGATTCCCTTGACAGAAGTGTATTCAAAAAAATATTTGTTATTGTTGCTGGTGATGGATATAAATCATATCCTGCAAATGTAGAAGTTATAAAATGTAATCGTAATCCAACTGTAGTTGGTATTGCCAAGACGACTCTTTTACGACATATGTATGATTATAAGAATGAAGATGGTTCACAACCTCAATTTTTCTTCTTGTTGGAAGAAGACATCGAAATAACGAATAATAAAGTATTTGAGAGATACATTGAAACTGCTGCGGATAGTGGTTTGTGGCATTTCCAATTGTCGTATGGAACACATGGTGGAGTGATGGGTGGAAACGTAAGTCCAGACGGAACACCTTTAAAAAGAGCATCTGTGCAATATACAAAACATATGGTTGATTTTTATCAAAACAGTTTTCAATGTTTTACTTTATGTCATAGAGATTCGGTTAAACGTGGATTCTTATACGATCCGAGATTTTTGAATGCTGCTGAA